AAACAGGAATTTTATCAATATCTATAACATCATTTGGAATATCTCCTTTAAAATTAGCAAATACTTTAAATTCAGGTCTCTCTAATTGAGCTTGTGGTGTATGATTATGAACACATCTAGCAATCATTTTGTACAATTTAAAATCAGGATATCTATCTAATCCATTATTTTTATATAACATATTAATACCTTTATCATCTAAACACCATTCTACAATTAAACGTGTAACAGGGTCACATTTATTAATATTTTTAATTTCACTAATATCTTCTACAACATAATCAAAAATAGAGCAAGCCAAACGACATAAATCAAAACTAAAATTTGGTTCTAACCGCGATTTTTTATCATTAAAATATGGTTCCGTATTGTATTGTGTTGCTGCATCATTACCATTTTGAAAACTATCACTGCAAAATAATTTACCGTCAAATTTATAAATGCTTCTACCAAAATCAATAATTTTAAAAATTCTTCCAAATGTAGGTACCTTATAATATTGTTTTTTATAACAGTAATAAATATATTTTTTATCAGTATGGTTATACATAACATTATTTGAATGTAAATCATTATGAGTAAAAGAAAATGCTTTTTGATATGTTATTAAAATCATTATTATCTGCATAAAAGCAGAAAACCACTCTTCATCATTTAAATCATTATTTAATATTAAATCATCAAATGTATTTTCACAATATTCCATACCAATAACTTGAACAGGAAATTTAGGTATAGTTGCATTAATTCTTTCTTCTTCATCCTCTTCCTCCTCTTCATCGCTATCTTCATCCTCCTCTTCATCTTCCCAAATGGTTTCATCAACATCACTATTTAATTCAGTATCTTCTGTTTTATCACAGTTATCACAATCCCCACAGTTATCACATTTTTCTTCATCTTCATTATCATTAGTATAAGATGTTCTGGATGAACACGTAGAATTTGATTTTAAAGTTACATTATTTTCATTTTCATTATTTATTTTTGCATTTGTAATATCAACAAGTTCATAATCCGTATCTTTTAAATCCGATAAATTGAATACTTTATTTTCGTTATCAAAAACATCTTCAAACATATCATCATTCAAAGATTTAATTGATAAATTAGATTTTTCGCTTGAATTATGTTGTATTTTAATTGGTTTTAATTTAGCATTTTCATTTTGGAATTGAAATAAATGTTCATAATTATCAATTTTAAATAAATTATTTTTATTTTTATTAAAATAATCCGAATTATTCAAATAATCAATATCATCATAAATATTCAATATAAAATCATTTTTTATAGCTAAAAATGAACCATAATAATCAACACCATGGCTAAAATTATAATGATGAATAAGATTACTGGATAAAAATAAAAACATTCCATCCACATATGCAGAATTATTAAAATCTAAGAATTTTGGGTTGCAATTATTTTCATCTGAATTAATATTTGGTAAATTAAAAATACTCTCGTCATTTACATTATACTTTCCAATTAAAAATTTGAAGGGGTCTAATAATGGTGCCATTTTAAAAAATATGTCTTTTTCCTTAACCTTATTGTTATTTATATTTTTAATGCGACAATTATATAAATTTTTATTATCCTCATTTGATTCATTTATAGATGAAATGTACCATTTATGATTTAAATTTATATTATTAAAATTGCTTTCATTCAAGCTAAAAAATTTATTATAAATTGGTATATAGTTTTGGGTTTTAGAGAGAAAAAGTAAATCAGGGGTTTCTAAACTTTTAAAAAGCTCTAGGTTTTTCCTTTTTTGATAGTTAACGTTTATCATTAGCTACTTAATATATAAATTATCTGTGTTTTTAACTAATTATTATTATTTATTATTATTATTATTATTATTATTATTATTATTATTATTATTATATTATAATGGCATTTAGAATAGAATTTAATAATTTAAATACACCAATACCTGATTCTGCAGGATTATTACCTCAAGTTGATAATCCAAATTATCAGGAAATATTTAGACGTGTTCAAACTAATGATACCCCCGTATCAAGATTTAAAAAAGGTTTTGTGGGTTGTAAAATATCACAAGTGGTAAATACATTAATTTGTTTAATATGGAAACCTGAATTAAATAGAGAAGTTTCTCAAGAAATTTTAAATTATATTGTAAGATTTATAATTATAGCATTTGATAAATGTATGACTTCATCCGCTAGTAATAGGGTATTATTTAATTTTATTATACAGAATCCAGCTTATATAAATTACACAATTTTAAGTGATTCTAATTTAGTTAGTACTATTAATCCAGAGCTACGTTCTTTTTTTATTATGGGACTTGTTAAAGACCCAACAGAAGAATATCCACATGGAATTATATCCCATTTTTTTACTATAATTAAACGTGACAGTGGTTTTAGTATATTATCATCTTATAGAAGTAGTTGTGTTGAAGTTCCTCAAAAAGAAATTCCATTAGAATTATCAGAATTATCAAAATGTATTCAAGCATTAGAAAATCAGCGTAGTCCTATTAAAAAAACAAAAGCTGATGCTTATTAATTTTTTATAAATTTTATTCAAAAATATTTTTTATCTAACGGAGAAATAAAACGCCATTCTGAAAGAGATGAAGAGACAAGAAGAATGGGACACGAAACTTATACACCTGAAGAAGGTGTAAAAATAGAAATTGTTAATTATACTGATTCTTTTTATCGTTTTTTTTATTTTCCCGATTATACTGATTTAGTAGAAGTTAATGCTAGAAGTACTTTAGATGAAATGCAATCAAGAGGTGGTAGAAATAAGTATTTAAGAAGATATAGAAGAACTAAAAGAGTTAAAAGAACTAAAAGAGTTAAAAGAAATAAAACATCTAGAAAAAATAAAAAATAAATTCGTTTTTTATTATATTAAAAAAATTAAATATAATATATGACACTTGAATTAAAAAAATTTGATATGAAAAGCATTAGTTTTAAACCGAATGAAAATAAAGGCCCTGTTGTTGTATTAATAGGAAAACGTGATACCGGAAAATCCTTTTTAGTGAGAGATTTACTTTATTATCAGCAAGAAATCCCAATTGGTACTGTTATATCTGGTACGGAAGAAGGGAACGGATTTTATGCCAAAATGGTGCCTAAATTGTTTGTACATAACGAGTATAATACGGCTATTATTGAAAATATTTTGAAACGACAACGCACTGTTTTGAAGCAAATTAAAAAAGAAATGGAAACATATAAACGCAGCACTATTGACCCACGTGCATTTGTTATTTTAGATGATTGTTTATATGACGCAACATGGACTCGCGATAAAATGATGAGACTTTTGTTTATGAACGGTGAAGGTTTGCCGGAGTCATTTTAAAAGAATGGCTAGTTTACTGCTTATTAGCATTAAGCAACACGTCCAAATTGCGGAGACGTCTTGTAAGGTTTATACTACTAAATTATTGTAGAAATATGATAATGGCTTATGCTAATCACATAAGGTATAGTAAAAAGGTATAAAATAGAGATAACCCGCAGCTCGTCGCCTAAGTCCGCTATTGGTAAGGATATGGTGATAGTTCAACGACTAAATGCCCGTGGGGTTGAGAAGTCTAACCAACTTCGATGATACCTTAAGATATAGTCTAAACCCATTCGAGAGAATGCTGTGCCCATTTAAAAAGCATAGATTTAATGATTTTAGAAGGAAATGTCTAAATGAAAATGGTATAAATTGAGACATTGGAAAGTAATGTTGGTCATAACAATGCAATATCCTCTCGGTATTCCACCCACACTGAGAACCAACATAGATTATGTTTTTATTCTTCGAGAGAATTACATAGCAAATAGAAAAAGAATATATGAAAATTATGCTGGTATGTTTCCAACATTTGAGAGCTTTTGTCAAGTGATGGACCAATGTACCGAAAATTATGAGTGTCTAGTTATAAATAATAACTCCAAATCAAATAAACTGCACGACCAAGTCTTCTGGTACAAAGCTGATAACCACGGTGACTTCAGATTAGGCTCTAAAGAGTTCTGGGAATTATCAAAAGGAATGAAAGACGAAGATGAAGAGGAACAATATGACCCTAATTCAGTTAAGAAACGAGGAGCAGGTCAAAAAATCAGTGTTAAAAAGGCAAATAAATGGTAAATCAACTTTTATAACGAAATAAAGAAAAGTATAGCAAATGTAAAAATAAGTGATTGTATAAATATTGTTTTTTAAATAAACAAAATTTATAATATTATGTATCCTCAAAATGAATAGTAACTGGATATTTTATATAGCAATATTCTCTCCAAGTAGTATGATAATTCTGATTTAATTCGCACCAATCAAATAAAAACTTTTCATTAGACGATTTAACAGGAAAAAGTTCCCATAAATTGTATTTAAAATTATACAATAAATTCATGATTCCCATTTCATTTGTTTTGCAAAAGGTATATTTATTCATTGCTTCTATTAACTGTTTTTTATCGCAAACATTTAAAATAAATGTATCATAAATCCAAATACAATTAAGCATATATTCCGAGTCCAAAATATGTGAACCATATTCATTTTTCATTATTTCTATTAGTTCTAAATTATCATAACTTATTTGACAATTAAATTTTTGTGAGTCACTGCTTTTTCCATCTTTAGGAGCTAATATTTTGTTTTTATAATCCAACTCCAATAAATATTTAACATCGTCTAAAACTCTTAATCCTGCATCTAAATAAATAACACGTTTCCACTGCATAAAATAATCGTCAAATATGTGTAGTTTTTCCCATTGATTTGTTTTTATAATTTCTCTCTTATCTGTTGTATCTTTAAACCCATTGGGTCCAATTTTTAAAAGTAATTCATCTTTATTTATTTTATCAAATTTTTTCTCAATAATATCATAAAAATCTTTAAAATTCACATTTATATCAAAATCAATTGTAATTAAAACGATTTGTCCTTTCCAATTGCCCTTACTTCTTAAATCAATAATAGTTCTTTTTGCTTTATTAAAATAGGTTAAGTCCGTTACCAATGTGAAAACAGTATTATTATTTTGTAATACAAGAGTTGTTTCATTAAATTTTTCTTTTATATCTATATCCTTATTTGATATAGAGAAATAAAAATCATATTGTTCTTTTGTTATAACTTTGTGAAATGTAATTGCATTATTTAATTGAAAATCATTTTCATGCTCAGCTAAATGAAAAAGATTATTATTAATTTGGTTTATTTTATTTGTTTTTGCAATTTCTTGTATCCATAGTCCAATACATAAATCGTCACAAAATTGTTCTTTTAAATTAATTAATGGATAATATGCAATATTTTTGCCAATTTTTCTAACATATTCAGTAATAAGAGCATACAAGGATTTTGACAGTGTGTAACCCGCCCCTCCTGACATATATAAACAAAATTCATCTTTAATATGGTCCAATTCTTTTCCAATATAATAATTTTCATTTGAATCATATTTTGTTAGTAAATTTTTAAGTCTATTTTCAAAGACAAATGTATCATCATCAATAAATACATACCAATCATAATCAGGAATATTTATGTTATAAATAAAGTGAATATATTTCCATGTAATATTCTGTGGGTCATCCACACAATACCAACCAAATTGTCTATTATCAATATTCGGTTTTGACGTAAGATAATAAATATCCTCTTTATTAATATTTTTAAACATAGTGTCCATTTGAAACTGAACTCTTGTTTGAAGATATTTATCACACGTGGAAATAATATAACAAATTTTCATAATGGTTATATTATTTATTTAATTTTAAGTAAGTTTTAATAAAATTGTTTAATAAATGCTCTGCAGTTACTCTTTCTTGTTAGCAAAGGGACCACTAATCAATTGGCTCTGACCATTATCAGTTTTTCCAATAACAATATTTTCTCCTTCAAATAATTCCATTTGAATATCTGCAGAAGAAATATTCTCCTTATCCTTCATTCCGAACTCTTGTGTGCTGCCATTATTGACACCAATTAAATTACCTTGGTCATCAATGGTTTGAGTTAAAGCATTGCCAGATTTTTCGGCATTCTTAATATTTTCTTCAATTGCTTTTTGTTTGGTTTCCTTGACACGTTGGTCAAATGCGGACTTAGCACTAGACTCATTTTTATTCTTCTCGTGCATCAATTGATTAAGCTCTTCTTCCATATATTCGACACGACCAGTTTTATAAGCCTCAGGCTCCCAAGGCATCCACATTCCAACAGGCCCAACCATAATATCGTGATTCGGGTCAATTTCTCTGAGCATTTTACATCTCAACTCCGCCTCTTCCATTGTGGGATAAGACCCGCGAATCTTTAAACCTCTAGTACTTGTTTGAAAATTATGAGCAATACCAAAATCTTTATCTAGCTGTTCTTCATTGTTATCCAAAAATGTTTTATAATCATCCTCCATGTTAGTTTTAGATAAATTATCTTTTTCTTCTTTTACAAACTCTTTAAAATCATTAGTTATATCATCAAATGAAACATTGTACTTGAAAGAAAGAAAATTTAAAAATTGCACAAATTTTTCCATTGATTTATTCAAATCCCACTTCTTTAGGAATTGTTCGAAATAAAAAATTTGCTTTTGTTTAACAATATTTTCTGGAGAAACAAAAGAAACACAAACAAATTTTTGTCCAGCAATAGGTTTATCTTCTTCCAATAAATCAACATATTTAGGATTATTTTTTCCGTTAACTTGTTTTCTCTCAAATCCACTTTTTTTGGAGTTCTTTTCTTTAGAGCGATCCATTTTAATAAAATAGATAATTAATTTTAAGTTTTTTATCGCATATATTATTTTTTTTCTTATTATTTAATATAAATGAACGGTTTAATTAACGTTGGTGAACTTGTAAAGAGAATTATTAAATATCTTGTTGAAGGTTTAATGGTAGCTATTGCTGCATATGCTATTCCTAAACGTTCTTTGAATATTGAGGAAATTGTGTTGATTGCTTTGACTGCCGCTGCTACTTTCAGTATCCTTGATACCTACATTCCTAGTATGGGAGCTACTGCACGCTCAGGTGCTGGTTTCGGCATTGGTGCTAATTTGGTTCGTTTCCCTGGTGGGTTTTAAATTAATTAATCTTAATTAATAATCATAATATATTTATTCTAACTTTAATATATTATGTCAAATAGTCCATTACGTTTATCTGATTTGAATGAATCTCAAGGTTCGTTACGTATATCTGATTTGAATGAATCTCAAGGTCCGTTACGTTTATCTGATTTAGATGAATCTCAAGGCCCGTTACGTTTATCTGATTTAGATGAATCTCAAGGCCCGTTACGTTTATCTGATTTAGATGAATCTCAAGGCCCGTTACGTGTATCTGATTTAGATGAATCTCAAGGCCCGTTACGTGTATCTGATTTGGATGAATCTCAAGACCCGTTACGTTTATCTGATTTGAATGAATCTCAAGGTCCATTACGTTTATCTGATTTGAATAATACTGGTGGTAAAACAAGAAAACAAAAAAAAAATAAAAAACATATAAAGAAAACAAGAAAAATTTATAAAAAAAGAAAAACTATGAAAAAAAGAAAAAGCTATAAAAAAAGAAAAATAATGACACGACACAGAAGTCGCAAAATAAAAGGTGGTGATGTTGACACTTTAGGTAGTGCCGATTTTAATCCAAATCTTGCTTATGATAGTAAACAAGTTGGAGGTCAAAATATAGGTGCAAGTTGTCCTGACCCTAATTTTTCAATTTTCAACACAAAAGAGTTAGAACTTTTTCCATATAAACCAACTAACTAAAATAATATAATTTAATAAATATAATTATATTATTTATCAATCGTAACTTCTTTTGCAATATTTTTAATGATTTTGTCTTCTTTTTCCAAATCATTATCCCCTTTGCCTCCTAAAGCTTCAAATACTAATTTGTTATATTTATCTGAAACTTTTGAAGTACTTTTTAAACAATCTGGATTCTTTACTCTAAACTCATTTAACATCTTTGAATTTTTATGTGCTACATGTTTAATTGCCTTTCTTAACTTTTGCTTATTTTCATTTTCTTTTTCCCATTTATCTTCATCTTTTACATACATTACTTCTCTCTTTGAATCAGTACAATGAACTGGTCTTTTTGATTCATCCAATAAATTTAGATTTTTAACAATGATATTTGAAATACCTTCAATATAACCTATTTTTCCAACTTTTTCCAAATCAGACAACTGAATTTTTATTGAGTCTACAAAATCCATTATATTCATTGCATCTTTGCACGTTTCATTTAAAAAGAATTGCAAATTAAATGTTTTATTATGTGAATTGGTATTTGTTGTATTATTATTATTATTGTGTGTACCATTTTTGATTACTTCCATCATAATATTTTTAAATTCAGAGGTTTCTTTTATTAATTCAGAATTTTGTTTAATAAGCATTAAAATTAATTGTTCTTTATCAAATGAATCATCCTTTTTATCAATGTCAGAAATTACATTAATATTACATATTTTTTTATGTTTCCATAAACCAACACGTGATTTATATTCTTTATTACAATTTTGACATATAAAATCAGAAATGATGTCTTTTTTGGGGTTTTCTGTTAACATTTTGTTAACATTTGTTAACTTGAAATGTTTTGATGTCAATAGATGTTTTTCATAATCTTTTTTGTTA